AGAATTTAGGAAATATTTTGGTGGACTAGAAAGAGACTTTGGTTTCTGTAATGTTAACAATGGTTATCATGATCCACAAACAAACAAATTAAAATTTGATCCAGGCGATTATGGCTGGTCTAAAAGAAATATATCTGATCAAGACTATCAAGATCATTTAGATGGTAAACGTGCAATAGGTATACAAGCATGTGATGATAATGGTATGGCTAGCTTTGGTGCAATCGATATTGATCCGTCTGATTATTCTAGTTTTGATATTCATCATTACCTAAAAGTAATTGAAGACAAAGATTTACCTGTCGTTCCAATTAAATCAAAAAGTAATGGACTTCACATATATGTATTTACAGCAGAGAAAGTACCTGCAACTTTAATTAGAGAATTTTTACAAAACTTATTATTCTTATTTGGACTATCATCTAAGACAGAAATATTTCCAAAACAAACACAGTTAGGTATGAACCAAGATAATGTCAGAACTTCTGGATCATTTATTAACTTACCTTATTTTAAGAAAACAGAACGTAAAGCATTGTTACCTGATGGAAAAGAATTAGAGTTCGAAGATTTTTTAAATGTAGTCAAAGACAATCTACAAACAAAAGAATCATTAAAAGAAGTATCAAATAAAAAAGTAAAAGAAATATTAACTGGTGGTCCTGATGATTTATTAGATGGTCCTCCATGTCTACAGATGATATGCAAACAGGTTCAGGAATCAGGAATTAAATTAAAAGATGAAAGAGATAGATTTTTATTTAATTACATGGTGTTCGCTAAGAAAAAATTTAAAGACGAGTGGGGTAAAAAAGTTTTAAATGCTGCAAGAGATTTTATTAAGTACGATGAAGTGTGGGGTGATGACAAAGTAAATCAAAAAATAAAAAGCTGGGAAAAAGATACAGCTGGTCATACCTGTCATGACTTACCTATCTCTTCTTATTGTGCAAAAGGAACTTGCTTACGTAGAAAGTTTGGTATTGGAAGTCATAGAGAAAGTAGCTGGCCTCAAATATCTGGTTTAATAAAAATATGTTATAAACCTGACCCAGAATATTTTTTTAATGTAGAATTATCTGATAGTAAAGTTGTTCAAATACATGCAAAACACATAAAAAAGATTTCAGAGATGAAAGAGATGAGAGCGCTCATAGCAGACCAAACATCTATATTCCCTCCCATTATTAAGAATAATGAATATCAGCCTATCCTGGACGCTCTATGGGCCACTAAAGAGGATATTAAACCACCTGCAGGGACTAATCCAAAAGAAATACTTAGAAGATTATGTCAATGGACCAGAGGCTACGACCTTTGCTTCTTTTAAAAGTGGAGCTGTACTAAAAGATGAAGAGTATTATTACTTTGACTACGATAAATTCTATGAAGAGATTAAAAGAAATGAGTGGACAAAAGACAGACCTAGAACTGCAACTTTAATAAAGAGTCATTTCAAAGCTGAGTTTGGATTTCAGAAAAGATTTCCTAAAGGAGAGAATGAAAAATCATTTCCACCGGTCAGGTGTATAAAAATGCCTGCAGATGATTTGATGAAAGAAGAAATACCAGAAGAAAAAATAACAATAGAAGACAAGGAGAACATAGTATGACGAAAAAATTACCAAGCGTATTTATATGTATGCCTACATACGATACCATGCAGGTGGCAACAGGTTTATCATTAATAAAATTAATGGATAAATTTACACAAGCAAAAATAAAATCTACAGTAAGTACATTTAAATGTCCTTATGTGGGTTATGGAAGAAATGTTTTAACCGCAATGTTTTTAGAATCAGATTTTGATTATCAATTATTTGTAGATTCTGATGTAGAGTTTGATCCAAAAGTTGTAGGACGAATGTTAGTAGCAGAGAAAGATATGATCTGTACGCCATATAGAAAGAAGACACAAGACAACTCAGTAAAATATTCTGTAGCATTTAAAGATCCTACTGACATTAAAATAGATAATAAAGGTTTAACAGAAATAACTGTAGGGCCTGCAGGCTTAACTTTAGTACACAGAAGAGTCTATGAAAAACTTATGAAAGATCATCCACATTTAAAAATAAAACAAAAAGAAATTATATCCGAAAAAGCAAACTCATATTTTTATAATTTTTGGGACACAGTCTTTGATCAAAAATCTGGTTATTGGTGGGGAGAAGATACACATTTTTCTAATCTTGCAACACAAGCAGGTTTTAAATTTTATGCTGTAGTTGATGGCGAAACAACACATCACGGAAGCTTTGGATTCACGGGAACTTTATTAGATACTTTTAAAAGAACCGATGAAAAAACCAATTAAAATATACGGACCACCTGGTACAGGTAAAACTTTTAGATTACTTCGTAGAGTAAAAGCTTATGTAAGAACAGGTACACCTTATCATAAGATAGGTTACTTTGCTTTTACAAAAAAAGCTGCAAGTGAAGCAAGAAAAAGAATTGATGTAGATGAAAAACAAGTTCCGTATTTTCAAACACTGCATGCATTTTGTTTTCATTTATTAAACTTAAACGAAAGTGATATTATTCAGCCACATCACTACGAAGCTTTAGGTAAGAAGTTAAATGTAAGGGTAAACTTTAATGATAAATACAATGAAGAACAAACACATTTCTTAACTTGTAACAATCCTTACTTTCAAATAATTGGTAAAGCTATTAACAAAGACATAACTATAAAAGAAGAGTTTGATCTTAATGAACATGATCGAAAGGATATAGATTGGCATACACTTAATCATATTTATATAAACCTACAAGAATACAAAAAGAAAATGCATCTGTTAGATTTTAATGATCTAATTAAAAAAGTTATAGACTCAAACAAAATTCCAAAACTAAAAGCTATTTTTATAGATGAAGCTCAAGACTTATCTCCATTACAGTGGCAACTCTATGATAAGCTAAAAGAAAATTGTGATGATATATATTTAGCGGGTGATGACGACCAAGCTATATTCGCTTGGGCAGGTGCTGATGTTAATAGATTTATAAAAGAGCCTGCAAATGAACGTGTTTTAAGGTATTCGAGAAGAGTATCAAGAGCAGTACAGGAACAATCTCAAATAGCAGTAAGTAAGATAGCAGGCATCAGGAAACACAAAGAATACCTGCCACGGGCGCAAGAGGGCTTTGCGTCTCACATCAATAATTTGGGACAAATAGATCTTACAAAAGGTAAGTGGTTAATCTTGACAAGAACTAAAAGCAATTTGTTAGACATAATGAAAGAACTTAAAAGTAAAAACATTTATTATCAAAGTAACAAAGGTAAAAGTTTTAACGTAGGTATATATAATGGAGCGATGGCTTATACTAAATGGATAAGAGAAGGTAAGCTAGAAGAAAAAGAAATCAATGACGTCAGAGAATATATTCCCAGTGGTAATTGGAATCCTGAAAAAAATTGGTATGATATCTTCGTAGCTGATCAGAAAGAAATACTTTATATTCGAAATATAATTTCTGGGGGTGAAATACTTTCTGAAAATGCAAGAGTGTGGGTGTCTACAATTCATGCAGCTAAAGGTGGTGAAGAAGATAATGTAATACTTTCTTTACACCAGGGAAGTAAGGTACAAAAAAGTATTCGTCTAAGTGTTGACAAACAAGATGAAGAGCATAGAGTGTGGTATGTGGGGATCACAAGAGCAAGAAATAATTTATATAAACTGAAAGCTAAAAAGAAAATAAAGGAGTATCAACTATGACACATAAAGATATGTTTGAAGATTCATTTCCACAAGATAAACAGATAGGCGGGAATCATTACAAAGACTTTTACATTCAGCCTTATGAGTTTATTTCAAAAAATAATCTTTCCTTCTTTCAAGGCAACGTTGTGAAATATGTTTGTCGTTACTTAAACAAGTCGGGAATACAAGACTTAGAAAAAATAATTCACTACTGTCAATTAGAAATTAAAACAATGAAAGACAAGAAGAAAAAATAATGCCTAACAGAAATTTTAAAGCTAAAGATATTACTGTAAACAAACATAAGTTTCGTCTAGAAATTTATGGTAGATTAGTTGACTGGGAAATATTTCCTCATACTTATGATGCAGCTCTGTATGCATTTAGTAATAAAGACAAATTAAATAAGATAGTAGCAAAGAAATACGTATTACAAAAATGAAAATACCTAAATACTTAACACAAACCGAATGGGTACAGCCCACTGAATATCCTGATCTAAGAGATTATGATGAGATTGCAATTGACTTAGAAACACGTGATCCTGATTTAAAATCAAAAGGATCTGGTGCAGTTACAGGTAATGGTGAAGTTGTTGGTATTGCTGTAGCTACATTTAATGACAAATGGTATTTTCCAATAGCTCATGGTGAAGGACCTAATATGAATAGAGCTAAAACTTTAGAATGGTTTAAAGATATTTGTGAATGTCCAGCTACAAAAATATTTCATAACGCAATGTATGACGTATGTTGGATACGTAATTTAGGTATAAAAATCAATGGTTTAATCGTAGATACAATGATTGCGTGTTCTGTTTTAGATGAGAATAGATTTGCATACACATTAAATGCTTTGTCATGGTTTTATCTTAACGAAGGTAAGAATGAAAAAGCTTTGAACGAAGCTGCAAAGTCTAGAGGACTAGATCCAACTAACTTTTAAACTTTGGCAGTATGTAAAAAAATTATTACAAGAAGAAGACTGTGAAGATATATTTAATTTAGAGACTGATCTTTTCCCTTGTTTAGTCGATATGCGTTTCCTAGGGGTTCGGGTAGACGTGACAAGAGCGAATCAATTAAAAAAAGAATTAACAACACAAGAAGAAAGACTGATCCACAAAATAAAAATAGAGACAGGAGTAGAAACTCAAATATGGGCTGCACGTAGTATCCAAAAAGTTTTTGAACATTTAAAATTACCTTTTGAGAAAACAGAAAAAACTGGTGCACCTTCATTTACAAAAAACTTCCTTTCTAATCATGAGCATCCTATAATTCAAATGATAGCAGAAGCTAGAAAAATAAACAAGGTCAATACAACATTCATTGATACAATTTTAAGACATGAGCACAAAGGTAGAATCCATGCGGAAATAAATCAAATTAGATCTGATGATGGTGGTACAGTTACAGGTAGATTTAGTTACTCTAATCCTAATCTACAACAAATTCCAGCTAAGGATCCAAACACAGGACCACTAATAAGAAGTTTATTCTTACCTGAAGAAGGTTGTCAGTGGGGTACGTTTGACTACTCGCAACAGGAGCCAAGATTAGTTACAGAGTACGCGTTAAGATTTGGATTAGCTTCGGTTAATAAAATTGCAGACGCTTATGATAATGATCCAAAAGCAGACTTTCACCAAACTGTTGCAGACATGGCAAAAATTCCAAGAAGTCAAGCCAAGGTAATTAACCTAGGTTTGTTTTATGGTATGGGTAAAGCTAAACTAGAAGCAGAGTTAGGTGTATCTAAAGATAAAGCTAAAGAATTATTTGATACCTATCATGCTAAAGTTCCTTTTGTAAAACAATTAACAAATCAATTAATGAGTGCTGCTCAGAAACAAGGTAAGATAAAAACTATTTTAAATAGAAAATGTAGATTTCCAAAATACGAACCGATACTAAAAGGTAGTGATTGGGGTAGGTTTGTACCTGCACAAGATCATGAAAGAATGTTAGAGCTTCAAGCAATGGGACCAAACGAATTAGATGAAGAAGGAAACATTGTTAAAGACAAAGATGGTAATCCTAAAAAAAATTACTGGCACGAGAATGGTCATCGTAGAGCTTTTACTTACAAAGCATTGAATAAATTAATTCAAGGTAGTGCAGCTGACATGACTAAGAAAGCTATGATAGAACTTTATAAGGAGGGTATTACACCGCATATACAGATACATGATGAACTTGATATATCTGTTACAAATGATGAAGAAGCTGCAAAAATAAAAGATATAATGGAAAATGCAGTTGACTTACAAATACCCAATAAGGTAGACTATGAGTCTGGACCAAATTGGGGTAGTATAAAGTGATAAATTATGGCTTATTTAAATGCGGACATACCACCAATTTATTGTAAAATACGGAAGGAGTATCTTTATGACCTGGAAAAACATCAAGGAGAGTCTGTTGACTGCTGCATCTTTAGTGTGGTCTCTATTACAGATCGCGCTCTCTTATTTAACATTATGCTACCAAATGGTGCATGCTTTTGGCGTTTACCTATATCAGCGTTTTTTCAAGAAAAATTTGACAGAAAAGACGTACCAGATATCGCAATCGACAATCTTCAATTATGGAATTGTTTTAGTTATTATCCTAGTGTTCATTGCTTTAGTTTTTTAAGAGGAAAACGAGGCAAATACTTTGGTAAAGACAAAATAAATTACCCTTTCGAATATTTATTTACTGTTGACTGGGGACATCCAGATAGTAATATACTCGATACCGAGCATTCTGAAATTCCAGCGGAACACAAGTGTGCTCACATACTTGCCTTAGATAATGGTAATTATGCAGCGCAACCTAATAATAGAATATTGTGGGATGCTCCAAATTACACTACTGATAGAGAAGTGCCGGACTATAGAGTTCAAACTACAAGATGGAATGTAGAAAACAAAGATTGGTTAACAGAAGATTCTAATAAAATGTTCTACAAAACAGAGGAGAAGAAAAATGATTAAACAACCACAAGCAAAGATGTGTGAATTTTGTGGACACAAAATAAGTCACCACGTGCATGAAGGTATTAACAAATGTGCTCACTGTGATTGCAGTTTGAGTCAGGCATCAGGGAACACTTGGTGGAAAAAAATTATTAGTTGGTTAACGTAAGGATGCAATATGAACCTAGTAGATTTGTTAAAAAAAAACATAGTAATGGTACCTGTAGTGGCTTCAGTTTTAGTGGGGACATTTACGGGTGTACGTTACATTGTAAATTTAACAGATACTATTAATCAAAATGAGCTAAGACTTACTAATCTTGAAAGAGACGTAGGTGTATTAGAAAAAAATATTACAGATATTAATACAAGACTATCTTCTGCTGAAGCAACATGGCAGATGGCAGAAAATTTATATAGACAATTAGCTGATCAAGTTAGAGAACATAGTTATGACATCAAAGATCTTAACCGGGAAATTAATTATTAGGATGTATTATGGAGATAGCCAGGATGGATTACAGATTTACAGCGATACTAATAATTATGTTAACTCTACTAGCTTTGTTTGGTGGACCAGCGCATAGTAGAAATGAGTATCTTAATAATGGTACTAATACTTGTAGCACTGGTGATCTCAGCTTATCAGTCGAACAAAGAGATTCAGAAAACAGTTATAGGCATTTTAATCCCAATAATAATTATACTAGTCCTTCTGATGATAGGTCGTTAAGATTAACTTGGAGACACTATTTAGGTTCAGCCTGTACTGATGAATTTAAAGCTGTTCAACAAGAAAATATGGAACTAAAACAACAATTAGAGCTTATGAAAATGTGTGGAAAAGTT